TGATTGCCCGTGTACCCGCCGCTACAGTAACACCCGTTGTAGGAGTTGAAGGGCCACCACGAACTGTTACTGCAAAGCCACCTGTTGTATCGTTGATAACAACGTAGGTCTTAGACTGCTTGGGAGTGTTGATGAAGCGCAGTGCTGTACGTGCGCCTGTACACAGGAGAACTGCATACTGAGAGCTATTGGCTGTTAGACCTGTACTTGCATCACTACCTACTGTAACCGCCAAGTTAATGTCTGTATCAACCGTAATTGTCTGTGTGCCAGCAACGGCAACGTCCACAATCTGGGAGATCGCATTGTTAACCGTATTACCCCAGCTACCGGATAGAGTTCCTTGTACTGGGAGGGTTAGTCCAATTAGCGATGTATTTGCCATTTAATTCTCCTACTGAGTAGAAATTACTGTCCAACCGGGCGATTCCGTTGTATCAACAGCACCCCAGCCCGGTGTTTGCGGATTGCTGATATTTTGCCATGTAACGCCTTGTGTGTCATCAATAATTTCCCACAAGTATCGCCCACCATTTGTTTCTGTTATAGCCATCGTTTCCGTCTGGCTTACTTGGTAGTTTGCACCACCACCATTTATATCCGTGATTGCCGCAGACTCAGTTAAAAACTCTTGGTAATATGTTCCTACAGTCGTGCCTTCTGCAATACCCATCGACTCGTTGATGGTCATAATCAGCACAGCCACCTGCGCTTCTGCTATTGCAATCGACTCCGATATATCACCTAAGAATGTAGCAACCGCTTCCTCTACACTCACAATGCCCACTGAATCCGACACGCTCTCGTTGTAACTTGTTTGCGCGGCCTCATCATCCGTAATGGTCTGGCTATCCGTCACACTGACGTTGTAGCTGGTTATCGCCGCATTTGTCTCAGCAATAGCCATTGACTCAGTTACAGACCCTGCAAAGTTAGCAACAACAGACTGGTCTTCAGCAATAGCGGCAGTTTCAGATACTGCCACATTCATCGTCAGAACTACAGTCTGAATATCTTGAATGCCTGCCGTACCACCCCACGAATCAACACCCCAAGCGTCTTGACCCCAAGACGTACCACCGGTCAACGACTCGGTAATACTTACATCAATCAACAACCCAGCAGCTTGGGACTCGGCTAATGCGGTAGTTTCAGTAACGCTGACAGGGAAAGTCTCTCCCCCGCCCCATGCGTTATCACCCCATGCGCCATCACCCCAAGCTAACGCCATATCAAGTCAATGTTAATGTGTACGTTACCGCAATCGTGTCACCGTTAACAACAGCTTTAGAACTAGAGAAATCACCCGCAGAGAACAATGTGCCAGTGGTTGAATCTTTGGTTGCGCTACCGCCAATGTTAATAAAACAACCCGCCACAGTACCTGTGCTGGTCATAGAAAACGACACGGCAGAGGATGTAGCCTTGCTTGCAGCGGCTGCTGAAGAGAATGAAGGTGTAGGACGATTGCCAGAATAAGCAGGGGCGTTAGTGCCGCCCACTTCCAACCAACTTGCGTGAGAGGCTTGTGTGTCAGCGGCTATGGCTGTACCCACACCCTTAAGACCCATCACAACTGCACCAGCGGCTGAGTTACCAAGGATCGTATCCAAAGTCAAGTTCTTACCAACAGTCGTTACCAAGTTCTGAATGGGTTCATCCCACTTAACAAAGCCATCAATGCTGTAGCAAACAGCATGATATGTACCGTGGATAGCCATCTCATCAGAAGGCATGGTGTTGTATTTTGTGATTGCTGCTACTTGATCGGTAGCGGTGATTTTGTCCAAGCTCATGTGAGGCTCCTTAAGAAAGTCTAATAAGTGCAGATGTACTAGTATCTGTGGGCATTGTTACAGTAAAACTAGTAACGGAAGTTTTGTCATTACCAAAGTCAAGTACGCAAACTGCTGGGGCCGCGCCTCCAACTTTGTATATCAATGCTCCACGCGCAGTAATTGCGCCCGTCCAGGCGGGAGATGAAAAACTTACATAGGCAATACTGCCTGTCGTAGTTGATGCATAGTTGACTGTAGCAGTAACAGCCTGTCCAGTAGCAACATAGTTTCCACCTGATGATTCACCTACTGAGGTGTACGTTGTTGTAGTCTCATCCAACGTAGCTGAGTTGGTATACAGCGCAAGCTTGAAAGAGTCAGTTGCAAAGTTAATCGTGCCTGTGGTCATGGCCACACGAAGCGTATTGCAAGAGTAGTTGCCAGTAAAAGCCATTAGGTTACCTTCTGACGATACTGACCAGAACGATAAGCATCTTGGCGTTCCATGCCATCGCCCAAACGTTTAGCCAATCCAAGAGCTTCTTGATATTTGGTGTTGTAGAACGCCATAATATCTGCCTCGCCCTTCATGTACGTATAGGCCTCAACCAAAGAGCCGTACAGCAACACGGAATCAAAGTTATCACCCAGCCATGTAGTACCGGCAGTCACAATTGACTCTGGGTAGTAGTAGTAGTGCAACTCAACGTTGTAATTTTGATCTGGCGTTGGTCCAATAATGAACGACAACTCTGCAGCATTTGTAGACTGTGGGCCAAACAAAGCGTAGTACTTAGGTTCACCCGTATCATTTGGCACTGGATACGCCTGGCGAATATAGTTAACGTCCTTGTTTAACAAATATTCATACGTTCCTGTATTCAGATTTCCGCCTACAACATCCGTAATCACAGCCATTGAATACACGGCCAAAAAATCAGTTGGACACGCTAAGTATTTATTGCCGGTAGACATTACACCCGTCACGTTCTTGCGAATAGACGGGAACTGTACAGTGTTGTAAATACGTTGCTCAGCCTGCTGAACAAACACAGGGATCTCCGCCACGAAGTTTGACTCCGTGTTCTCCGTGTATGCCTGAATGTTAGCGCTGAGTGCAGCGTAGTTCATGCCATCGGACCCCTAGACATTGTGCCTTTAGTGGCGCAGCCTGTGCCGCGCATCTTGATGCCGGATGTCTTTGTAGGCTTACCTTCAGGGTTGCGGTAGATATTACCAACAGCCATATCGACTGTATTTGCGCTACTGCGATTTGGGCCAGAGCCAGGATTAGTAGAAGCAGTCGTTGCTTTACCAGTCATGGTGTGAGGTGGTGCATAAACAGCACCATCACCAACTTCTTTACCCATCATTTTTTTGCTATATGTTGCCATGATTAGCCTCGCTTTTGATTAGCAATTTTAGCCAAACCGCGACCCATTTTTTTCATGTCGGCGTTTGTTTTTCCAACAGTGTGCTTTTTAGGGCCGTTCTCAATCCCTACAGTAGGGCCACTGTCACCGTAATTCTTACCGACTGTTTTGCCTTTTTTAGCAACGCCGTCTGCTGATCTTGTATATGCCATATTAAACTCCTAATTAACTGTTACCGTAACTGTACCAAGTTCTATGCTTAAAACCAAATTATTTGGTGTTAATACTGCATCAAAATTTCTAGACCCACCCACTGGGTACCATCCCCACTGAAAAACCCGACTGCCTGCTTCAGGATAACCAAACTGATCTACGCTAGTGCCATTAGTGTCGTTGGTCTGAAGTCCACTCTGACCTGATACCAAATAACTAACATCTGGCCTTGGATCCCTGACAGCTTGCGGATCATTAACTGGGTACATACCCAATTGCAACTGCGGATGATCTGGATCCCAGCATTCGTGACAAACTTTAATTCTAAAAGGCTTGGTCTTAACCGTTTGCGTGCGCAACTCTTTAAGCATGTACCGCTGAGAACAGCGATCACACTCTGCAATTGCATGCTTACCAGACGCATACCGATTAGGCATAGAACAAATTCCTTGGCACAAATCTCAATGGCGCTGTCTCGCGGTCTTCTGCCTGCGCAATGTCCCATTGCTGCTCATAATCGGCCTTTAGAGCCATTATTCTTTGCGGGTCTACGTCAGGTAGCTTCATGCTCAATTGAACGGCTAGGCCGGCCACCATGCAAGGAATAAAGCGGAAAGGAATATCTTGAACCGAAGTACCCGTGCCGGCATCTTGAATGCGACGCATGCGGTAATACACAAGCGTGTATTGATCACCTGGTGCATTGGGTGTTGGCCAAACGTAAACGGCAGGTATGTTCTGAATTGTCAGTACTGCACCTGATGTATGACTGGCTGCAGTTGTGTTGTTCTGTCCACGGGCGCAATTAACCAATTGATTACCAACAATGTTGGGGTAGCTAATTGTTTCGTTATCAATCTTAATAAAGCCAGCCGTGGCTAAATTAGCAGTTGAAGACACCGTAATAGATGTGTCCGTGCTGGTAATGTTTCCGCTTAACGTCACTGTAGACAAGTTTTCCTGTCCAGATTGGCGGTTAAACCACATCTGAATAGGACGACCCTGAGCCAGCTTGTTAGGCAAGCTCATGTAGGTAGACTCAGAAATGCCGCTGATATTGATATCAATCTGGTTTGTTGTGCTGTTATTTTGGCGGATAACAGTATCCAACAAATTAATCGTATCAACAGGCATAGGGTATATGGCCTGCCCTGTAACCATTGGGATCTGTCCTTGCTCAACAGTCCAGAAATTTATACCGCGATTTGCCCACTCAATTGTCAAAAGATTTAACGAGCGGCGAGCTGTACGAAAGTTATAACCAGTACGAAGTTCTTGACCGCAACGCTCAAACGCCTCTTCAATGAGGTCGTTCATGTCCAAATTAAAAGCAGTGGTTCCGGTAGTCTTGGCCATTATCTATATCCTGCTGTTTTCTTTGCAATTGCTTTTGGCTGGGCTACAAACTGTTTGCCAGCCGCTTTACCAGCACGCTTGGCTTTGGTTGTGGCCGCATATTCTTTAGAGGATAAAGATTTGATAGCCGCTTCAGGCAAATATCTCTCACCCGTCTTACTTGACGGCTTACCAGACTTAGTGCGCCATTTCTGGTCACCCCAATCTTTAAGAGATTTTTGAGGAGCTTTCAATCTCGGTAACCCCCACCAGCCGCTTTGTACCTCTTAGCAACAAGCTGAGCTTTACGTGCTGACCATTGACCCGCACCAGTGCCTTGCGTTGCTGCCGCTTTTACTTGAGACACAATCCTCTTGCGCAGACTGGGCTTTGTGTAATTGCCGGCGGCGTTGACCTTACCACCTTCTTTATATTGAGTGAAGTCCGTGTCATCCCGACGAGCTTTCTTAGCTCCTCTAGGCATTTTAGAGGGAGAGATATCTCCCATTCCACGGCTTGCTCTCATGGTTAAGCTCTTGTCTTTCCGCGAATGGCGCAGCCATCAGCACGCTTAGAGGCAGAAGAAACCTTACCGCCAGACTTCATGCCAGTACTGCCCATGAACTTGTTCTCATCGGCTTTCTTTTTGATGCCGGTAAGAATGCGATCTTGGCCACGATCTGAAGCGCCGGTTATACGATCTTTTAACTTGCCAACCATAGAATCAAAATCAACACCAGACTCGCGGTTGCTGCGGTTCATACGATCATATGGAGTTTCGTACCTTGGTGCAGGCTTCTTATAGCGGCTTTCTAAGCGAGCAGATTCATCACCTGTATCTGTAATAGATTCTTTAGCTGAAGTGCGCTTAGGTGCTTTTTCTTCACCGGCAGAACCACCACGGCGAGTTAAACCTTGCTGTTTGTTCATGTAGTCACGCAAACTTAAGCCTGACTCTTCCAATTCTTTCTTGGAAACACCACGAGCTTTGGGCGCCGCAGATTTAGGTGTAAATCTTGAGACTGGCTCTGATTCCATATTGTCTTCAACAAACTTACGGGCACGAGCACGAGTTTCATCGTCAATATTGGGGTTTTCACCCTCAACAATGTCACCTTCTGCATAACGTTTCATTTTGCGTTTATTCATGATTACACCATCTTTCCGCGAGTTTTACCTTTGATACAGCAACCATCTGCACGCTTAGATGCAGAGCCTACTGAGCCGCCTTTTTTGTATCCCATATCACTAATTTTTTTGCGCGCATTAGCATCAGCCGCATCTTGCTTGGCTTCTTGGATAGCGTCAAAGTTATAAGGCTTAGGGATGCCGCGAGACTCTCGCTTCATTTCAGCACTAGCCTCACGTGCGGCTTTTCTAGATGGCATCATGTCCATCATTTCATTAAGTTTTTCACGGAGTGCCATGGTATTTCCTTAGCAGGTTTTGCCGCCACGTTTCATGGTGATCATTGTGCCTTTGGTTTTGCCTTTAACAGCAATGCCATTAGGAGTTTTACCAGTCTTTACGGCGCCCATTTTAGATGGAGCCATGCCGCCTTTGGCAAGCTTGGTCATGGTTGCGCCTTTGTGCAAACGGCCTTCGTGTTTGTTCACGGCTTTCTGCATCATAGACTTATCTTGCTTCATGTCTGCTTTAGCCATGCCGCCTTTTTTCATTTTGCCTACGCCGTCAGCAGCAAAGTCAGGAACCATTTTGTCGCCCTTTTTGACCATGGTCATGCCGCCATCTGCGTATCCACCCATATTCATTTTTTTCATGTTGCCACCTTCTTTAAAGAGTGCCATTTTCCCGTGCTGGGTTTTTGGCTTGTTTATTTTCTGAACATCTGCACGGCTTACACCGCCAGAACCAAACTTCCTACCTTTATCCGCATCGTTGAAATCTTTTCCAACGCTTTGGGGTACTCCAGCTTTCTTGGCAAATGCAGGATTATGCGCTACAGCTGCCATGAAATTACGTTGCTTCTTACTTGTGCTCGGCATCATTTCCCCGCTGAAAGAAGCTGGTCAATTTTTGCTTCAAGCTTGTTAAAGCGTTGGTCAATGTGGTTTGTAATGCGATCCACTTCTGCTTGAGTAACGTTATCACGGGCAACCTCCTCGCGTGTTTTGTTCAACAGAATACTGATACGAGCCAGCTCTCTGAACTTTTCATTCATCATATAGCCTAACAGTCCAATCACTAAGGACAGGACAGCAGACCAAGCGGTGTTTAGATCTAGCACATCCGACCTTTAGTTTTGCCGCGCTGGGCTATACCATCGGCGCGTTTAGAAGCAGACACCTTTCCTCCACGTGAATAATCATCACTCATCATTGGAGTTCTATTGCTACTACTTTGGCGAGGAGAGCCAAAATTTAATTGACCTGTTATTTCCGGCTCTCGTTCTCTTTCTTTGTAATCTTTTGCAGAACGTGAACCAGTAATCCGATCAAAAGTATATTTCTCTTTAGGTTTAGCGCCGCCAACACCGCCGCTTGTTGGCGAGGAAGAACCGCCACCGCCACCGCCACGATTTGGATCGTATTCGTTAATACTGCGTTTCATAACACTTCCTTAACAGTTCCAAGCTCTAAGAGCTTTATTGATCCGTGAATCTGGATCGTTTGCAGTCTTGGCGCTGGTCAACTTCTTTTTCATGCCACCCATCCGCGCACAGAATGAGTCTTTGCGAGAGCCGCCTTCCGGCTGGGGACGTTTCAAGTTCATACCTTGCGCTTTGGCGGAGGCTCGGCCTTTGGCGTTCAAGCCGCCCTTCTCGGACTTGCCTTCTTTCCTCTGCCATGCTGGACTCTTAGCCATAAAACACCGTTACTTTGGCGTTA